CTGTCAATCGCAAAGGCAGAGGAGAAAAGAAAAGTCTCTGGTGCAAGAGCAAAAGTGTTCGGCATACAAGGATATATAAGAAATATGGAGTCTTATCTTCGAACAGGAGTCTGGACTAATCTGTTCTATGGTGAATACGAAGATCAACTGATGAAGAATGTGTGTGTTAAGAATACTGTTGACGAGGATGGATTTCCCAAAAGAAACGTCCACACATACTATGCTGACATAGGTGGAGAGTGGACTCAAGAGATGGATAATGCAGAACGAGAACGTCGTGGACAAAAAACTTGATATTTCAGATAGAGTGAGTTAGAATAGAAGTCTAAATTAAATATTGGAAGTAAAATGATTATCTTAGACTTAAATCAGGTTATGATCAGTAATATGATGATGCAACTGAGTCATAACGACGAAGTGGAGGAAGATCTGGTTCGCCATATGATCCTCAACTCTATTCGCATGTATCGGCAGAAATTTACTGCTGAATATGGCGAACTCATTATTGCCTGCGACGACAAGAACTATTGGCGCAAGGACATATTCCCTTACTACAAAGCACACCGTAAAGAAGATCGTTCTAAGTCTACACATGACTGGAACAAGATCTTTGAGTGTCTCAACAAGATACGAGATGAACTCAAAGAGAATTTTCCATACAAAGTCATACAAGTAGATCGAGCAGAGGCAGACGATATTATTGGTGTGCTTGTAAAAATACATGGAACTTATCTAAATAATTCAGAAACTGAAAAGGTTTTGATTCTCTCTGGTGATAAGGACTTTGGTCAACTTCAAAAGTATATGAATGTTGACCAATATAGTCCTGTCCTAAAGAAGTGGATTCGTGTAAACGATCCACGACGATTCCTTCGTGAGCATATCATGAAGGGAGATAGAGGTGATGGCATACCAAACTTCTTATCTGAGGACAGCACTATTATCAGCAAGAAGAGACAGAAACCATTAGCGTCTAAGAAACTTGAAGGTTGGATAGATCTTGAACCTGAAAAGTTTTGTGATGATATTATGTTGAAGCACTACAGAAGGAACGAAGCACTGGTTGATTTGGAGCAAGTTCCAGATAATATCTCTGAGCAAATAATTCAGAAGTTTGATAATTATGAAGTTCCTAGTCGAAAAGGTTTACTAAATTACTTTATAAAGAATCGATTGAAAAACTTAATGGAAAACATAGGTGAGTTCTAATGCAAAAATCCTTTTATGAAATCTTTGAAGAAGTAGAAAAAGCAAAAACCAAAGCAGATAAGCAAGCAGTTCTGCGCAAGTATAGTGGTCCTGCTCTTAAAACTGTATTGGGTTATACATTCAATCCAAATGTCAAGTGGTTGTTACCAGAGGGCACTCCTCCATACACTCCTCTAAAAGAGGGTTCAGATATGGAAGGCAGACTACTCTCAGAACTGCGTAGATTATATCTATTCGTAGAGGGTAATGATCCAACACAAAAGAATTTAAAACAAGTTCGTAGAGAACAACTGTTCATCAACATCTTAGAGAGTATTGATCCAGGTGATGCTAAGGTATTGATTGGAATGAAAGACGGTAAATTACCATTCAAAGGTATAACACGGAAACTTGTAGCAGATACATTTCCGAAGTTAGCAACTGATTGGTGAAAGAAAGATAGGAGTTTATTGTGGGTAAAAGTCGCAAACGATTCAAAGAGTATATTGAAGAAAATGACTTTCCGAAAAGTAAGCAGAAAAAAGAAAGTCGTCGCACAATAAAAGAGCATTTGAAACATTTGATTGATGAAGAAAATTGGGATGAGTTAGAAGATGAGCGATACGACATCGAGCATAGCAATCATAGTCGGTAACGGCAAGTCAAGAGAAGAAGTCTCATTATCTACTCTGATTAACAAAGCACCAATCTTTGGTTGTAATGCTTTGTATCGTGACTTCAACAATTCAGATTATCTGGTAGCAATAGATGATCGGATGATATTGGAGTTACAGACTAACAAAGATAAAATTAAAGGTGAGATAATTATCCCACCTGAAGACGAGCGATGGGAGGCAAAAGAATATTCTCCACATCGTCGTCGTTCCAACGCTGGTATGAATGCCATGTTGGAAGCAATTCGTAGAGGGCATAACATGCTCTATTGTTTGGGGTTTGATTTTATATTGGAAGGTGAGAGGTCAATTAAAAATGTCTACAAAGGAACTAAAAACTATGAACCTGCTACTCAGTCTACTACCGATGATAACTATTTTCGTATCAGGTATTGTGATTGGTTTGCTAATCAGCATGCAGATGTAAAATTTATTTTTGTAATACCAGATGATGCTGCCACTAAGTCGATTGAATCCGAGAACATTATTGGTATGAAGATGTCGACGTTTTTGAACAAACTAAATAATTAACACTTCTAAGAAAGGAAGCAACATGACATTAGAGTGGGGCATCATATTCCTATCATTTATTGCTGCATGTGCATACTTCTCCTACATCAACGGTTTTAAGAGTGGGGCGAACTATGGCATGGAGACAGTCCTTAATAATCTACACGAAAAGGGTCTAATTGACCTTGAAGACGCTGAAGAATAAAACTTTTTTCAAAATCCCTTTAGAATCAATGACTTATAACTTGTTGATTTTACAGGGGATTTAAAAAAAGTTGCAAATAATTTGTAAGTTGTTGATTTTAAACGAATCTTTTTTGCAAAAAAAGCTTGCCGAGTATCCCTGTTTGCCGTATAATGTCTCTATTGATTGAGAGAAAAGGAGCTTTATATGACTACTATTGAAATCCAAATGTTTGAAGAAACAGTTAATAAACTTGTTAATGGTGTTTTAACTGCTCGTGGTTATACTGGTCGTGTTGGTGATAAAAAATATCTGCTTGACTGGTTTAAAGGTACTTTGTTTATCCAAGGTGTTAAGTTTGATGACATGGTGGCGGTTAAGGGTGGCGTTGAAACTTTTACCGATATGACGTTTTCTAAAATCGGTAAAACTGGTGAGTTTGCTATTGACTTTGTTTAATTTTAAATTTGTTGACTTTTATTAATTATTGAGAGAGAATATTATTATGAATTTATGGACTGATACTTTTGCTGTAAACGCTGATCGTGGTGAGATGGAACTTGATGAAGGTTTCAAAGAGAAGTCGATCCTTGAGCAGTTAAGTGTGATTGTTGACTCTGGTATGATTGATCCTGTGAAAGATAAAATCAAAAGATTCAAACCAATCACTTCTGTTGTGACTGACGACGGTGACAAGATTAAAGTCACTGCTGCTGAGGCACTACGCATACGTGAGACTGTGATTGGGATTCATCCTAAAGATCGTCTTGATGCGCTGAAGCAGTTGCAAACCACTAAAGGTATGAAGGAAGTTTTGAACTACATCCGAGGTGGTAAGTAATGAGAATTTGTGACAAAGTCATCTTGGTTGATTGTGATGGCGTCCTTTGTGACTGGTTGTATGCTTTTGATCAGTGGATGGATCGACATGGTTATGAGATCTCTGAACCAAACTTATACAAGGTACATGATCGATTTGGTCTACCATCTAGCGAAGGCAAGAAACTAGCAAGGATGTTCAACGAGTCTGCTTGGATTCGTAAACTTCCTCCACTAAGGGACGCAATTAAGTATGTGCGCAAGTTGCACGAGGAGCATGGATATGTGTTTCGTGTGATTAGTTCGCTGAGTGATGATGAATACAGTCAGCATCTAAGAACTAAAAACTTGCGTGAGTTATTTGGTGACACAGTGTTTGAGAGTTATACTTATCTTGACACTGGTGATGATAAGGATGAAGCACTTGAACCATATCGTGATAGTGGTTGTTGGTGGATTGAAGATAAACCTGAGAATGCTGAACTTGGTTCCAAATTAGGGTTGTCTTCTATACTGGTAAACCACGATCATAATGCTAACTGTGAGTTCTTAGCATTCCAGAGAGTAAACAATTGGAAAGAAATCTACGAACTAATAGTTGGTATGTAAAGAATTGACCCAACCATGGGTTAATGGTAGAGCGTTTTGCTCAATTTTTAACTTTGATTTGAAAGGTAATATTATGTCTAAAAAAGCAAATGTCCTCGCAGCACTGAAGTCTGGTCAAGAACTTACTGCAAAGCAGATCGCAGCAAGATACAGTGTTGGTAATCCATACGAGGTAATCCGTTCTCTCCGTGCAGAAGGTATCTGTATCTATGGTAATGCTAAAACAAATAGCAAAGGCGATACCAATACATTCTTCCGTATCGGAACACCAACTCGACGCATGGTTGCTGCAGCATATGCTATGCTTGGTGCTTCTGCCTAATAGGTAGAAACTCAAATGCCCCCACTTCGGTGGGGGTTTACTCATTATAAGGAAAACTATGATAGATCATTATGTACCAGAGGTGACGTTTAGAACCAGAGTGCGTGATGAAAGCATTGGAGGAGATAATCCCTATCGTTGGCAGGATATGACGACGGATGATTACTTTGCGAACAAGCGAGTAATTTTGTTCTCACTCCCTGGTGCATTCACGCCAACGTGTTCTACATTTCAGTTGCCTGATTTTGAGAAGTTGTATCCTGAGTTTCAAGCAAAGGGAATCGACGACATCTATTGTATGTCAGTAAATGATTC